CATCATAATAGAGAGGAGGAATTGATGTCTGAAAGACAGAGATTCCTCCTAACGCAGAGAAAGGTCCACCCTTCCTTCCCCTGTATACGGTGGAACTCGACTAGATCCAAGTTGGTGTCTTGGATTTGCGGTCTATGCCTCTAGCTCTTTGTCTTTGGTCTAGATTCATGCCGAGAACCATATGATTTGCAGCGGATTGGGGGTCATCTCTCCATTCTTCCATCATATCCATCCATTCTTCAGCTTTCTTTGACTGAACGGTTTGATATGCGGATATGGAGAGAGCATCAGTGAAATACTTGACGCCTTGGGCCAGACAATCCAATCTATCATCGTGTTTAACAGCACCTTTCTCTCTACACATGCGTGACATCTGATAGAAAAGCATATATAGAAGACGCTCTTCAGGAGCTGCCTGCTTATTAGAATTGTAGTCCCAATCAATAACGTTTCTATTACAAATGAGACGATGTTGATTAAGGACTGGCTCCAACGCATCAATGATTCGATCTTCTTTTCTGACATTAGCTCTTACTTCTTCAATGTCGATGGCTTGCTTTGTGTTTTGAAGATGCTTCTTAAAGAGTTCTGCAACGATTCCATCTCCGAAGTTAGTTTCGATAACGAGTTTAGTAACTCCGTATTTTTGGCATCCTCGGAGGATATTAAGTAACGTATTGTCGGTGTATCCGTCTCTATACGCTCGCATCTCATGGAGATAAATGAAGCCATTTTTTTGGGAAAGATAGGCGGCAGCTGTTTCATCGGAGCCTCTTCCAGAGGGATCCACACTACAAATTGTTTCGGTGTACTTCGACCATTCACCTTGTAGCTGCATTGGAGAGTAAAAGTAGTCTCCTGGAAGCCCCACTGTTGGGAGTTCTTTGATAACGTTTCGGGGGTCTGAGCACCATACAACGGAGTCGGGAGCTTCATAGGGGTTAACAGAAGTAACGACGAGATCAGCCATCTTGAGGGGGAACTTCTCAGCATCTGAGAGGCTCGTATCAAGCATGAACTGTAACATGAAGTTACTACGTCCCATGGATGCTTCCCTTTCAATAAGGTCATCATCATCAAATCTATCGGGGTCAGTACAGGTACCAGCTTCAGCACCCATATCTATGTCTTCTTGTAGCTGTGGAGCTATTAATCCTTCATAATTTGTAAGGTTTTGGGGGTATCTGGCTGGCCAAACGAACGGACGGTACGAACGCTCTGCCAGCTTACGATACACAGTAAACACAGTCTGAGGAGTCCCGAGATACATAATACGAGAATCGTCTTTCGGCGTAAGGATGGACTCAGCTTCTGTACAGAGTTGAAGAAGTTTTTCACGCATTAACTCCGTCATGGAGTTTCCAGGAACTTCGATATCGTCCAAAATCATTAAATCTGCTCTGCTTCCTGTTAGCTGTCCAGTAATTCCCACGCTTTTTACGCTTGGGGCTTGGTGTGGAGAACAGAGGACGTCGAAGCTGATGCGACTCCAACGAGAATCTTCTGATTTCGGTCTGAGATGTTTGAGCCATGCGGTTTCAATGATAAGTTTTTGAAGGAAGATTGACATATTATCTGCACGTTCCTTAGATGCAGATATAATCATTATTTTCTTTTCAGGATCTTTGAACAGGGTCCATAAGACAAAAGCACCAGTAATCCAAGATTTACCAACACCTCTAAAGGCTTGGATCTGTAATCTTTTTGGTCCATGTTGTAAATAGTCAGCTATGGAGTATTGGGCTCTTGTGGGTGAGGGTAGATCTAACTCTTCCCATAAAGCTTGTAAGAAGAGTTTAAAATCATCTTTTAGGGCGGTTACTGCATCTGTCATGCTTTTCTAACAGGTTTAAAAGTTGATAACTTTTCTCTGTAGTAAATTTCACCAGTTTTAGGATCTCTTACTTTTTCAAGATCACTAGGAATTGCTGCCATTGTCTTCGCTTTAGGGGAAGACTTCATTTTACCTTTTCTTGGTCCTTGTGCCATAATAGTTATTCGAAATCAGGGTCTCCTGGGATAGGGGCATATTCATCAATTTCTTGATCTTTTCCATATAAATAATAGTCAGGATTATCAGAAGGTTTTTTAACTTTTAAATCTCTTTGTATATCTTTAATTTGTTTTGCCCAATGATTTTTATCCTTTCTCCAACCTTTAACTAAATCATCAAATACTGCTTCTACTTCTTTTTTTGAAGCATCAGGAGGAATTGCTAATAAAGCATCAAGATCTTTAGTTTGCATTTCAACCATCCAATTAGGCATCCTATTAGGACCACCTGGTCTTTGATCTAAGAAAAGTAAAAAATCTTCTTTCCAATTTCTAGGTATACCTACAATTTCGGCTGCATGTGGATTCATATCATGAGAAGATTTTGCTCCACCAGATCTATTTTGAAATCTGTTTTCAATACGTGCTGCACGTTTACTGGTAGCAGCTCTATCTAATGGACCTGAACCTGTGCTAGCCATAGTTGAAATCCAATGACCTGCATCAGAAGGATCTCCCATTTTAGTATTTAAAGAAGCTGCCTTTTTAACTTGGTTAAATCCTTTAGAATATTCTTTTAAATAAGCAGCTACATCTTGTTCTGATATATTATTATTTGATGCATATTTATATAGTTCTTCTTCTGGTGCCCTCATACGTTCAATTCTAGCAACATTTCCTCTTTGTCTAGTTGATACTTTTCCAATTTTTATTTTAGCAGGATCAGGGGCACCTTCATTAACTGATCTCATATAAGAATGAACACCAGAAATTTCCATTAATTCCCCTTGTTCATTATAAATTTCACCAAATTCCTTTCTATTTATTAAATCCATACGTTTTTCAGGATCTAATAATTCATCAGTTTTACTATATCTATCTTGTAAAAAAGAACCTACATTTTCACGTAATTTTGTATTAGATGGTCTAGATCCTTTTCCAGATTTCCATAAAGGTGGAAGTGGAGCTACAGGAGTCTTACCAGACGCTTGATCATAAGCTGCTTTTTGTACTTTAACCTTTTGATCTACGTCTGCAAATCCTCTAATTCCAGTACTAAATTCATCTAATGCACCGCTATCTACTGCTTCTTGTGAATTATACAATGCATTTGTAGTTTCTATTTCAGGTTGTAAATTTGAAGCTTGTTGTCTTCTCCAGTGGCTTTCTACAGCAAATTTTTCTTGAGGTGACATTCCTCCAAATTTAGTACCTTCCCATGCAGCTAAACCTTCTGTGATTTGATCTTCAATACCTTTAGTAGGTACGGCAGGGGCTACTTTCGTAACCGCTGCCTTTGTTGTTTTTTTAACTGCGGTTGTAGCAGCTTTCCTAGTAGCTCTTTTAGTTACAGCTTTACCTAAAGCTTTAACACTTTGCTCTAAGACTTCACCTGCTATTGCCATAGGTTACCTCCTACTTTATATTAGGCATGAAATTACCACTCAGTACTTTAGAAGCGTTTGAACTACCTTTCGATATTTTTAAAGCTTGCTTTTGATTTTTCTTTTGCTTTCTTTTTTTCTTCCATTCCTCATGACGTTTTCTAGCAGCATCACGCATTGCTTTATCAGCATCTTTCTGTCTTCTCTCGTATGCACTATCTACCCATTCGCTCTTAGGCTTACCTTTGTTATAACTCTTGTTACCTTTACCTTTAGTAGCCCTGTCTTTTTTAAATTGTGCATGACGTTTTCTAGCTTCGTCACGCATAGCTTTTGTAGCTGCAGCTTGTCTTTCTTCGTAAGTAAGTTTTTTCTTTCTTTTTGCAGCTTGTTCTTTTAAAAATTTACCATCTTCAGATGTAAGTCCCATTGCCATGATAATGTCCTCTAAGTAGTGTAACGTTTAAGTTTGTTTTTGTTTTTTGTTTCGACAGCTCTATTAGTAGCTACCGATTCCCAACCATTTTTACCAGAGCCATTTACATTATGCCCTGCTTCTGTGCCAGGAGGTTGTGTGATGCCTTTACGGTTTAAAGCGTTTCTTAAATTATCAGCATTCCTTCTGATTCTTTTAGCTTTCTCTGTTTGCATCCATCGTTTAGCGGTGGTTTTTAGCCCACCGTTTGCATACCTGCCAGGTTTTCGTTTTTTATTTCCTTGACCCATATAACCTCCGATTAACAAGATCAGGGTCTACCTTTGGCATTATCCGATTTAACTTGTCTAGGGGGTTTCCTTC